CGGCCCAACAGAAGAGATTTACTCAGATCCAGATGCAGTAAAACAAGAGTTCGTCCAACAACGGGGCGATGCATCGAAAGGAGATTCTCGCGCGCTCGTTGCTCAAGGAAAGGTAGACAATTCACTACACGAAAAACAGAAAGTGAAGAAAGATACTATCTCTTCTTCTTTCTATGGAGATGACACATGAGTACTCGATGGAAAGTAGAACCCTTTAGATCACAAGTGGGTCTTGAAACAGGCCTAGAAGGCGTTGATATCCCAGAAGATTTCGACCTTCCTTCGTGTGGAATCGAAGATGTCGATAGAGCACTTTTCAAATTGTTCAACGAAGATCTTCCCCTGTACTTCGAAATCGATGGAGACCAAAAGAGGGTACCTTGTATCTTTGCTGGTGGAGAACGAGCGATGATACTTCGAAGAAAGCAGCCCCTTAGAGATCGACAAGGAGCGTTAATCCTGCCTCTTGTTTCTATCCTACGTAGTGGTATCGATCAAGAAGCTGAGAAGGCCGTTGGACAAGGCGATGGGACGATCACAATTCGAAAGAAGCTCGCAAAGGAAGATAGGATATTCAAAAGACAAGCCAACCAGTCGAATTTGGAAAACCAAGATGATATTGCACCGGCAAAATATAAAGGTGCAAATGCTTCTTTGAATATTACAGAAAAGAATGTATTCGAAGTGATCACAATGCCCACACCTCGATTCTTCACCGCTACGTACGACGTTACATTTTGGGCACAATACCTTCAGCAGATGAATAATCTCGTTGAAGCTCTCATCACATCATATAACAATAACGTAGCTAGAACATTTAAGATAGAAACAGACAAGGGATATTGGTTCCTTGCGACAGTTGATTCTAGCTTGAGTGACACAAACAATTTCGATGGATATAACGACGAGGAAAGATTGATAAAGACTACTTTCTCGATCAAGGTCACAGGTTATATCATCAATCCAAAATATCCAGGCGCTCCATCTCCTTTCAGGAGATTTGTGAGTGCACCAAAAGTTCAATTCGAGACGGTCACTGAAAACGTACCCCAGATTCATTCGAATCGTCTACCATCAAGTGATCCGGAAGATTACGTATATGAAGACTTAGCAACAGATCGATATCCACTTCCTGGATCAGCAGTTGGCGCTACAGATATGGATGGGCCTGAGTTTTCTGTCAATATTGGAGGTACAGTGAAAGACAATACTGAAAATAAAATAAAATCGGTAAAACTAACTACACCTTCGATTACCATCGAAGATCCGTTCACAGAGAAGCCTGCTACCGCGGTTGTGAAGACATCAAATCCGTGGAAGGGAGAGACTGTGTACATAATAATAGAAACTTTGACCCAAGATCGACATAATTAACAACAGAATATTAACAAGGAGACCAAACAATGGCTGAACAAACTTTTAAATCTCCCGGATTTTTCGAGCAAGAACTCGAACTCACCGCGGAAAGACAAACACCGCAAGGAGTACCTGCTGGAATTATTGGCGCTGCTAAAATGGGACCTGCTTTCATTCCTCTGACGGTGGGAACGTTCACCGACTTTGAGAATCGATTCGGTTCTCTTACGCCAGAGAAATTCGCACCATACGCAGTTCAACAGTGGTTGGAGAATAGAACCTCCGTCACTTTCCTAAGGGTTCTTGGCGCTGGGGCGAATTCGACTTCAACTCACTTTCAAAATACAAGAAACTACGGTTTCGTAAATAACGCTGGATTCCAAGTACAACCAAGTGCAGCAGATTCGGTGATGGGCTCTGTACAGTTCCTCTCTGCAGAACACACCATCTCTGCTGAATCGGACGTAGGTTACCCACTCTATGCAGATTCTGGTATTTCTAGTATTCGTGAAACCTCTCCTGCATCCATTTCTTCTGATACGATTAATCTTGTACGAGGAATGATCTTAAATACTTCTGGTTCTTACTTCCAAGCAAGAAATGCCACAGGTGATGATTTTTCTACAATGACATTCCACGAAACCAACGTATGGTTAGATTCAAGCACTACCGATTCAAATATCTTCTATTTGAAGCTGGTGTTGGATGGTTATACATCTTCATCAGATATCGACCTCTCTTGGGGTAACGATCAAGATACAGTGGAAGGCTTTTCAACAGGAACTGCTAATGGAGCAAGTGTACCTAATAGAATCTTTAAATGTTCTTTTGATCCTGACTCTCAATTTTACGTAGGCAAAGTATTGAACACAGATCCAAAGAAGTTCCAATCAGAAGGCCACTTGCTTTGGTTGGATTTAGGGATTGAAAATGAATTGGCTCCTGTTGCTACAGGTGCAGTAAAAGCAATGTTGGTAAGAGGTGTGGGAACAGGAAGTTCTGGTGTTGATTCAGATTATTCTACAGCTCAAAATAAAGGTAACGAATGGAACAACCTGTTCGGCCTTTTTAATGCAAGATATCAAGCTCCAAAGACAACTAAGTTTATCTCACAACCTTATGGAAATACCGAATACGATTTATTCCACTTCGAATGTATCTCTGATGGTGCAGTCGCTAATAACGAATTCAAAGTGAGTATCTCAAACTTGAAAAGAAGTATCGATCCAAACTACAAATATGGAACATTTACTGTTGAGATTCGTAAGTTTGACGATTCTGATCAAGTTCCACAAATCGTAGAAAGATACACAGATTGTAACTTAGATCCTTCTTCTGATAACTTCGTTGCAAAGAAGATTGGGGACAAAAAAGCAGCATTCAACTTCGATGCCGTGTCTGACGCTGAAAGAAGATTGGTTGTATCTGGACGTTATCCAAATCGTTCACTTCACGTAAGAATTGTGATGGATAAGAAAGTATACGACAAGCAAATCCCAGAAGATGCACTTCCATTCGGTTTCCGTGGTATTCCTGTGCTTAACGTGAACGGAAGATTGAGCGGTACAAGCGCTGCTGACGTACAAACTACGTATTTTCCACCATTGCCTCACACTTACAAAGTGACACAAGGTGCTGTGATGTTGGCTTCCAACGATTCTTACAGTTATTCCGGGCAAGCAGGCTCTAAAGAGAGATCAGATGCAAGATTGTACTGGGGTGTGAAAACCAATAGAATCGAAGATGACGCAACGATTTCAGGTGGTATCTATCAATCCAATATCTCTTCTTTGCCGTCGGTAATCACGAAAGCTTACACCAAGTTCATGGGTATCGCTGGTAATACTTTTGCTTCAGGTGTATTTAACGAAGATGCAGATTCATTCATGAATAATAAGTTCACTCTTGCACAAGTAGTACTTGGAAAAGGTTCAGCAGATTTGAGCGCTAAAAATGCTACATTGCAAGCGTTAGGCAGCAAAAGCTTAAGTGATCTTGGAAGTCCAGCGACCGAGATGAAAGATTCTGTATATATTAGAAATGGATCATGGGACTTGACTACATACGAAATTGCAGATTCGTACGAACCAGATTTTACCCGATTCTCTTTCGCAACATTGGTGCATGATTCGTCTCCTTCGACCTTCAATAAGTACTCAAAGTACATGAAGTTTACGAACGTATTCTATGGTGGCTTCGATGGATTGAACATCTTAGATGAGGATATAGAGGATCTGAACGATAAAGCATCCGCTATCGATGGTGGAAAGAGTGCAGATTCTTACGAAGGTGGTCTAGGACTTAAAGGAACAGACGATGGATCAATGTCTGGAAAGGGTTTGGATAATAACATCATAAATTCTTATCGACAAGCAATCAAGATCATGACCGATGATACAGCTGTGAAGCACAACTTGTTGGCAATCCCTGGTATCCGTGAACCAAAGATCACAGATTATGCAGCATCGATGGTGAGAGATTATCAAATGGCAATGTACGTAATGGACATTCCATCATATAACGATGAGAACACTAGAATCTTCGATGGCGGCCGTCCAGATGTTGAGTACACTGCAGATGCTTTCGAATCTAGAGTAATAGATAATAACTTCGTTGCAACTTACTTCCCAGATGTTTTCATCAATGATTCAATCAACAACCGAAGTGTATTAGTTCCTGCATCCGTAGCGGCACTTGGAGCGATTGGATATAACGATGCAAAGGCTTATCCTTGGTTTGCCCCCGCTGGTTTCAACCGAGGCGCTCTGGGATTCGTATCGAACGTCACAACAAGGTTGTCTGTTTCTGATAGAGATGATTTGTATGACAAAAGAATCAATCCGATTGCGAACTTCCCAGATGGCGGTTTCGTGATCTTCGGACAGAAAACATTGCAAATCCAACCAAGTGCACTTGATCGAGTGAACGTAAGAAGAATGCTCCTCGAAGTGAAGAGACAAGTTGCAGCTGTTGCAAATCTCATCCTTTTCGAACAGCATACCCCCGCTACTCGCAAGAGATTCGAAGCACTCGTCTCTCCAAGATTGGCACTCATTCAAGCCCAAGCAGGGATTGAGCAATTCAAAGTGATTTGCAACGAAACAAATAATTCACAAAAAGACATCGACGAAAACCGAATGAATGGTCGTATTATGTTGGTTCCCACAAGGGCCATCGAGTTTATTGCGATTGATTTCATCGTAGATGCTTCCGGCGTTTCGTTCGTGTAAGATACTTACTAATAGACGAATTACAATAATTTAGGAGATTAAAAATGGCAGAAAAAATTGCTGGTATCATGATGAGAGAGATCGACCAATCTCAACCCACAAGAGTCCGCCCAGAAGGGATTCCCGCGGGTGTAATAGGTACAGCAGCGAAAGGACCGGCGTTTGTTCCGGTTCTGTTCGCTAGCACTACTGACTTCGTAAAAGAGTTTGGATCTTCACGAGGTGGTGAACACTTCGGTCCAATCGCTGTAGCCGAATGGATGAAGAATGCGAAGGCAGGATTGTACCTCAGAACTTTGGGTGTTGGAGATGGAAATAAAGCATCTTCTACAGATGGAACTACTGCAAACGCAGGTTTCGTTGTGGGAGATCTGATGAGAGATAAAGATAGATTGGATGCAGATTATCCAACGTTGGAAACTGACGAAGACGTAGATGGTTTGGCAGCTAACCCATACGCTGGTGTGGGAATTGAAGATCAACTTCAAGTTGTTGAAGGAGCTGCCGTTGAGGTTAGCGCAGAAGTTCCCGCTACATCAGAAAGAACAAGAGTTGCTTTTGGCGATGATAATGGTAATGGTTCTGATAATACCTATGCTTCAGCAGATTTTGATGGAATGTACGTAGTAATTGCAGAAGATGAAACTACAGTGACTGCATTTTACTTTGATGGGGTGAATAATTCGTCTATCGGCCCAGGCTTAACTGTTGTAAACAGTTTTACAGCGACCTTACAAAAAGATTTTGGCGCGGATGAACCTTTGGTAACAGATATTGTGATCGTGAAGGTGAACACCGTCACTGATGAAGCTGGATTAGTATCTGCACTCGAGGCAGCATTGAGTGGAACGTCACTTTCTGTAGTTAGTACTTCCGGTGATTCTATGATCATCGAAGCTCTACCCGGACCAGTTGCACAAGTTTCATCTGGCACAGGTTCCGTTGCGGTGACGTTGAATGTCAGTCAGGATCAAGCAGGCGCTGCTCTTGTTCCAGCAGTGAATGCGCAATCTTTCGAGTTCACTATCTTAGATGCAACAGCTTCTATCAACGATGGTTCTGTGATCACAGTAAATGGCACAGAATACACAGTTGGTGCTGATGCCACTTACGATATAGATCTTACTGGTGTAAATGCTGGCAATGATCAAATGACAGCTATAATGGCATTTTTGGAAGGTCTTCCACTATTCGAAGATAATGATACAGTGGGATCTACCACCGATGGTGTAACGACGGCAACGATTAATGGTGCAGATGCGACAGCTCTTACAGTATCCGTATTTGATAACTCTCCATCCGCTCCCAAAGGTCGCGTGCACTTCCTAGGTTGCAAGATGTTCTCTGATGGCTTGACCAATTCTAGCACAGATCACATCCAAGATTACCTCGATGGTGCTTACACAGACGCAACTAAAATGAACGTCCTTCGTGGTGTGTTGATGTTCCCTGCAGGTGTTTATCCTGGAATCGCAGAAACTAGTTCAACGATTTCTGATAGCGATGTGCCAAGTATCTCTTGGGGTATTCATGGCACCGGAAAAGATTTAGGTGCACAAGAAGGCCATTTAGAAGCAGGTGTATTCCAATTGATCCTCAATGGATATACTGGTGATGCTCCAAAGGTGCTTAAAGCTTCTATGAACCCTAAGTCTTCAAACTACTTCGCCAAGGTGTTCAATACGAATCCAGAAGACATTCAAGTGAAAGGCCACTACTTGTATGCTCACTACGACATTCCTAGAGGTTTGGCAGTAGAAACTACAGATAGCACAGCTTCCAACGATAATGTATTCTGCGTTCCTGGAAAACATGACGTAAACAGTGGTTCTGACTTCTCATCAAGCAACTACGAACCCACCTTCGAAATCTGGAAAGAAAAGTTCTCACATGCTTCCTCTCCTTGGATCTATTCACAGAAACTTGGAAATGGACCAAAGAAACTTTTCAAGATTCACGCATTGGACGCTGGTGAGATTGCATTCGAAGATCAGTTCAAAATTGAGATCTCGAATGTACACCAACCAAAGAAAGGTGAATACGGTACATTCAACCTTAAATTGAGAAAATTGAGTGACATCGATTCTGATCCATTCGAATTAGAGTCTTTCTCTGGTCTTACTTTAGATCCATCTTCTGAAAATTACATCGGAAGAAAGATTGGAGATCTTCATACGTTCTTCGACTTCGAAAGAGCTGCTTCTAAACAAAAGATTGTGACAGAAGGTTTGTATTCTAATAAATCACGATTCATCCGTGTTGAAATTGCTCCACAAGTGCAAGCGGGTCAAATGGATTTGAGTGCACTTCCTGTTGGATTCGCTGGAAAGAACCACGTAGCTGTTGGAAATGGATCAGTTGAAACGATCACCGACTTGGTAGAACCTCCTTTGCCATTCAGACAAAAAGTTTCTAAATCCTCCGGTACTAACTTGCAAGCAGATTCTAAAT